CACCAAAAAATGCAAATCATAAACATTTATTTCGTTGGAAAGTCACTGGGGACAGGGGTTGGAATTGTTTGCAAGAAATGATACCTTATATGTGTTCAAGAAGAAGAGAAAAATATTATGGCTTGGTTTAGTTTAGCAAAAATTGCAATTAACGCTGGAACTCACATCTTTAAAAAACGTCAGGAGACTAAAATGGCGATGGCAGATGCACAACACATGCATGCAGCTAAGATGGCTAGAGGAGAAAGCGAGTACCAAGGCAAATTATTAGAAGCGAGACAATCGGACTGGAAAGACGAATTTATTTTATTAATTCTCTCGGCTCCCGTGTTGGTGCTTGCTTGGGCAGTCGTATCAGAAGATCCAAGTTCAATGGATAAAGTAAAATTATTTTTTGAGTATTTCTCCCAACTGCCGTCATGGTTCACGAATTTGTGGATTTTAGTCGTGGCGAGCGTTTATGGTATAAAGGGAACTCAAATCTGGCGTAACGGTAAAAAATAAATTATTTGCTTTTATTTTTAATTCCCATATAAACCATAAAATTATGGCAACATTAGATATCGAAACAATTCGAGAGGTCAAAAGACTTATCGATAAAAAAATAACAAACATAAGCGAGCAGATAATTTATGGGAGTATAGACAATTATGAGAAATTACAGTATTCTAGGGGACAAATTAGTTCGCTTAATCAGCTAAAGGAGGATTTGAGTGAACAGCTCAGAGATGACAATGACAAAGACTGAAAAAAACATAGCAAGTGATGAAAATAATTTCATCGTACCTAAAACTGACAAGGAAAAAGAAGAATACGTTAGTTCTCTTCCAGAACCTACAGGATACCGTTTACTAATCAGACCATTCGCTGGAGCACAAAAAACTAAAGGTGGAATTCTTTTAGCAGATACAACTATTGAAACTATTCAAGCAACTACAGTTGTTGGTTTAGTTATTAAAATGGGAAATCTTTGCTATAGAGACAAAGAAAAGTTTCCTCTTGGTCCGTGGTGCAAGACTGGTCAGTTCGTAATGTATGGACGATATGCAGGATCTCGTTTTAAAAATAAATGGGGAGAGCATAGAATTTTAAATGATGATGAAATTATCGGTATAATTCAAAAACCCGAAGATATCGCTACTTTATACTAAGGAGAAATAATGATGGCTCAAGAAGAAGTAAAACAATCAAAGAAAGACATCGAGATAGATACCGATGACGTGAAGCAAGAAGATTTAACCGTTGAGGTAAAAGAATCTGCTAACAATGTTGAGAAAAAAGAAAATCCAAACTTAAATTTTGGAGAAGTTGATTTAGGGTACACGGATCACGGGACTTCGGAAGAAGAAACTGAAACTAAAGATGATAAACCTGAAATTAAAGTTGAAGAAGACAAAGTTGAAGATCTAAAACAAGATTTAAAAGCTGAAGGTAAAGAAATCGAAGGTGAAAAGGATGAAATTCCTGAAGATGAAAAAGATTTTAAAAATCTTTACAAAAAATACAAACAACAAAACAGAAGAATTGATAAATTAACTTTTAGAAGAGAAGAAGCTGAAAGACAAGCCAAAGCAGCAGAAGAAATCGCTGCAGGTATGAAGAAAAAATTAGACGACATTGAAAAAAGGTATAATGTTGAGTCTGATAATTATCTTAAAGAGTTTGAAGCTAGAGTTGATGCACAAAGAGAGCAAGTAAAAAATAATTTAAAACTTGCAATCGAAAATAATGACACCAACGCTATCATGGAAGCAAATGATCAGCTTACTCAACTAGCAGTTCAAAAAGAAAAAGCAAAAATTAGAGCAGAAGAAAGAAAAGCAGCTATAGAACAAGCTGAAGTTCAGAAAAAAGCGGAAGAGGAAAAAGCAAAACAAGCCCCTGCTCAACAAACTCAAGAACAACCAACCCCATCTGAAAAAGCTATAGAGTTTAGAGAAAAGCATAAGAAGTGGTTTGGTTATGATAAAGATCCTGCTCTAACTGCATATGCAGTAGCATTAGATGGTCAGATAAGACAAGAGGGTATTGAAGTCGACTCTGATGAATACTATAATGAAATAGAGAAAAGGTTAGATCCTATTTTGACAGCTCAAGGTTTGAAAGAACCAGCGGAAGCTGTCGAAGCTAAGCAGAAAGCGAAACCTGTCCAGACTGTCGCTTCTGCTGGAAGAAAAGAAGTCGGACGCAAAACTGTGACACTCACCAAATCACAGGTAGCAATAGCTAAAAGATTAGGTGTGCCACTTGAAGAGTACGTTAAATATGTGAAGGAGGCTCAATAATATGAACGATACTATAAAAAGAACTTCACGCAACGCTGAGTCGAGAGAAGTTAAAGAACGAAAAAAGACTTGGCAGTTACCATCTAGTTTGGATGCCCCGAAAGCACCCAACGGTTTCGAGCACAGATGGATTAGAACCAATGTGCAAGGTTTTGAAGATACGTCTAACGTAACTAAGAAACTTAGAGAAGGATGGGAATTTGTTAAATCAGAGGAAATTAAAAATGATCCTGATGCAAACAAATACCCTCACATAACCGAAGGGAAATATTCTGGATACATCGGAATTGGAGGCCTTGTGTTGGCAAGGATACCGACAGAGATCCTAAGACAGCGATCTGAGTATTTCGCAAGACTTACAACAGATCAGTTAAAAGGAGTTGACAACGATCTTATGAAGGAACAACACCCAAGTATGCCAATCAATATTGATAGGCAAAAAAGGGTAACCTTTGGCGGTGGACGCAAAAATTAATCTTTTTGTTAATCCTACCTAAAGGTTGGCTAAATAAACTAAAAACAAAAACTTAGGAGTATAAAAACTATGTCAAACGTAAGTGAACAGTTCGGTCTAAGACCGTACAGAAAACTAGACGGTACTCCCTTGGTTGGAGCTCAAAACAGATACACAATTGCAAGTAACTATGACACTGCAATTTTCCAAGGTGACCTGGTAGTACCAGTTACAGGTGGAAATATTGAAAGACATGTTTACAACAATAGTTCTTCTGTTATTGGGGTTTTTAACGGATGTTTTTACACAGATCCGACTACACAAAAGCCAACTTTTAGCAACTATTATCCAGGCAGCATTGTTGCTTCGGACATTACAGCATTTGTAGTGGACGATCCAGATGCTGTTTTCTTAATGGATGCTGATGCGACTTTTGCAAGAGCGGACTTGTTTCAAAACTATCAAGTTACTGACACAACAGGGAATACTGCAACTGGAATCTCAAAAACTCAATTAGACGTTTCTGAGAGTGGAACTAATGCATCATTTGTAATTCAGGCTATTGATATTTCTCAAGACCCGAACAACAGTGATACTGGTTCTGCAAACGCAAACATTCTGGTAAGAATCAACAAACACTTCTACCGTGATGGTACAGGTATCTAATAAGGAGTAATAAATTATGGCGATATCACGACAACAACTAACTAAAGAGTTAGAGCCAGGTTTGAATGCCTTATTCGGCCTGGAGTATAGTAGATATGATAATCAGCATGCTGAAATCTATACTACTGAATCATCTGACAGAGCTTTTGAAGAAGAAGTAATGTTAAGCGGTTTCGCTGGTGCACCAACTAAACAAGAAGGTGCTTCAGTTGTGTTCGATCAAGCTAATGAAGCATATACAGCTAGATACACACATGAAACTATCGCTTTAGCATTCTCAATAACTGAAGAAGCTATCGAAGATAACCTATACGACAGACTTGCTCAAAGATATACAAGAGCTTTAGCAAGATCTATGTCAAACACTAAGCAAGTAAAAGCTGCACAAGTGCTTAACCAAGCACAATTCACTGCTGTAACAGGTGGTGACGGTGTGCCTCTAATTGCGAACAACCACCCATTATCAAATGGTGGACAGTTCTCAAACGTATTGGCAACTGCAGCTGACCTAAACGAAACTTCATTAGAGCAAGCTCTAATTGACATTCAAGGTTTCGTGGATGAGAGAGGATTAAAAATCGCTCTTAACGGCAGAAAAATGATAATTCCAAAAGAATTACAATTCACTGCTGAAAGATTGATGAAATCAACTCTTAGAACAGGTACTGCTGACAATGACATTAACGCTATCAACAACATGGGAATGGTTCCTGAAGGTTACAGAGTTAATAACTTTTTAACTGACACAGACTCATTCTTCTTGTTAACGGATGTGCCTAATGGTCTTAAACACTTCGAAAGAAGCCCAATTAAGACTGCATTAGAAGGTGACTTCGATACAGGTAACGTTAGATTCAAAGCTAGAGAAAGATATTCTTTTGGATTCTCTGATCCAAGATGTATCTTTGGTAACGGAAATTTACCAACTAGTTAATAGTCAAACTATTTAGGCCTTTAAGGTCACTTAAAAGGGACGGTGTTCACATCGTCCCTTTTTTTATGTATAATAAAATTACCTAGAAAAAATAATTTGTAGACTGACTAGGCAGACGGTATAGAGACTACAAATTTAAAGCTATACAAAGGAGAAAATTATGGCAAATACAACATTTGACGGACCAGTCAGATCAAAAAATGGTTTTCAAAATATAGGACCAGGAGCTACAAAAGCTATTACTTTAGCAACAGATTTAAATGTTGCGGATCATGCTGGTAGAATTGTAACTGTAGATCCTGCAGCTACACCTACTGCGATTACTATTCCAGCAATCGTAGCAACAGCAGATTCAGCAGTAGCTGGCCCAGGAAGTGATCCAAACAATGCAAGCACAATTGGAACTACTTTTGAACTTGTTTTTATAGATGAGTTTACTGGAACTATTCAAACTGCAAGCACAGACGATAAATTTGTTGGTGGTGTTTCACTTGGTGTTGATGATACAGCAGTTGCAAAAGCATTTTTTGTTCCTGCAGCGACAGACAATGAAGTAAATTTAAACGGAGAAGCTGGAGCAGGTAACGCTACTACAGGTGGCTTAATTGGTTCTAGAATTAAATTTACTGCTATTGCAGCAAATAAATATTTAGTTGAAGGTCTATTAATTGGTGATGGCACAGTTGCTACACCTTTTGACGCTCAATAATAATTAAATAGTGGCTCCTTCGGGAGCCACAAACTAAGGAGAAATAAATGTTTCAAGGTGATGTTAAATCGAAATTTTTCGAAGATACAAATGCAACTTCAAATACTTATGTTGCAGCAGCGGCAAGACCTACGACTACTTTCACTTTAGCTAACTCTTCTTTTGGTACAAATACTGGAAGAAAAATTACAGCAACTACTTTAGGTGATGAATCTACAATTACAGTGACAGTTGTCGGAACAGATGTTAACGGGGATTCAGTTACTGAAGTAATTACATTACCTGGTTCTGCGTCTACGACTTCTGGAACTACAGCATTTTTTCAAACTATTACTTCTGCTACTGTTAGTGCACAACCTGCAGCTAACGTATCTTTAGGAATGACAGATGATGTTGCTGGTGGAATTTTTGCTGGAAGAACAAGAGTTAGACAAATGCAAGTAAGTTCAGGAGGTTCTGCAGGTAATGTAGAAGTAAGAGATGCAAGCACAGCAGGTACAACAGGTATAACTGTTAGAACGACTGCTACCGCAGACGACAATACAACTATTAACATTCCACAAGATGGTGTTTTGTTTAAAAACGGTGCTTATGTAACTTTTGCAGAAACTGAATGCACTGCTGTTACAGCATACTTTGATGGCTAATTACGGAATACAAACACGAGGTACAGGCAAAGCCGTTATGTTAAGTAAAGGCGGCATGCCTCCTCGTAACAAAAAAAATTTTAGATCAACAAAATCTGGTGCTGGTATGACACAAGCAGGTGTTATGGCATACAGAAGAAAAAATCCAGGATCAAAATTAAAAACAGCAGTTACAGAAGATAATCCTGGAAAGAAAAGAGCAGCAAGAAGAAGAAGTTATTGTGCAAGAAGTGCAGGACAAATGAAAAAATTTCCTAAAGCTGCAAAAGATCCTAATTCAAGATTAAGACAGGCTAGAAGAAGATGGAAATGCTAGATGTCTTATTTAAATGCTAATGTACCACCAATATATTGTAAAATAAGAAAGGAGTATCTTTATGATCTTAAAGAACATCATGGTGAAAGTGAAGAATGTGTTATCTTTGGTCTTACATCCATATCAGGGCGTGCGATCCTTTTTAACATCATGTTACCTAACGGGGCGTGCTTTTGGCGTTTGCCTATCTCAGCGTTTTTCCAAAAACAATATGACAGAGCCGATGTGCCGAATATGCAGACGCACGAATTGGAATTGTGGAACTGTTTTAGTTATTGGCCTAGTGTTCATCGCTTTGATTGGTTGGCTGGTTTAAAAGGTAAATATCTAGGTTTAGATAAAAAATTTTATCATGGAGAATATTTATTTACAATTGATTGGGGTCATCCAGAAACTAATATCTTGGATGTTGAACATTCTGAGATTCCTCAAGAACATAAGTGTGCGCATATATTGGCTCTTGCTAACGGGAATTATGCAGCTCAGCCTAATAATCGTATTTTGTGGCACGTTAATAGTTATACTACTGATGACAGCTGGCCAGATTACAAAGTTCAAACTACATACTGGGATGCAGAAGATAGCGACATGGTTACAGAAGACACGGACAAAATGTTTTATGAAATGGAAAAGAAAAAATGATTGATAAATACTTATACAAATTTTTTGGCGCACTAGACAAGTTCGGTTCTCTAATAGATAATTTATTTAAGAGAAAAAAGAAAAAATAATGAGAATTTTTTTAATATTATTGCTTACTATAGGTGTGTCTTTTGCTAACACTACGCAAAATAACACAAGTGGATCCAATACGTCTATTACAGGCGGATATACAAGCTCAGCCACAAATACTTATCAAAGTGGAAGCTCTAACAACACTACAACCACAAATAACTCTACTTCAAACATGCGATCTGCTCCTCCAACGGCCTCTGCACCAAGTGTTACAAATGCTGGCTCAGATGTTTGTTTAGCTGGAGCAAGTGCAGGCATTCAAACATTTGGTATCGGTGTATCAGGAGGTAAATCATTCAGAGATAAGAACTGTGAAAGAATTAAACTATCAAGAGAATTAAACTCTCTTGGAATGAAAGTTGCAGCAGTTGCAATTCTTTGTCAAGACGAAAGAGTTTTCTTTGCTATGGAACAAGCTGGTACTCCATGTCCATTTGAAGGTAAAATTGGTAAAGAAGCAAAAGCAGCTTGGAAGAAATATGATAAGCTAAGACCAGACTACGATCAATACGTTTTAAATTTAAAAATAATTGAATCAAGAAACGAAGAGATACAAAAAGAA